AAAACTGAGGCCGCACGTATGGAGAACGAACGAGCCTCAGGGGTAGCAGGGTGGTTAGAGTTTGTTAGTTGGGATTAGTCGTCTAGCGCCTTTTTAATGGCCTGTCTTGCTTTTTGTTTGTTGCTTGCTATCTGGACGGCTTTTTTCTTTGAAAGCCCCAGCCTCATAAGCTGAGAAACATCATGAGCCATGGCAAACTTGTTGCCTATGGCCATAGAAGTCGCTAAATCCATCGTTTGGGCGGATATGGCCGCATCTATATTTCCAACCTGCCTACTTAAGGTTTCAGGGCTCACTGAAAAAAAGCTATCAACGAAGTCCTTAAATACTGCCATGGCCCTAGGGTCATCTTTAAAATTTATACCAGTCTTTCTTACTGCGGCTTCTAAATAGCCTATATCTGTTCTTAGCTGTTGAGCTGTTGTTGCATCACTGCCTAAATTTTTCATAGCAGAGCCAACAATCTTGCTAAGGTCTTCAGATTCCCAAGACTTTCCTTTGCTTACATACTTATTGAAAGGCTCCATTGCCTCTATCATATTAGATAAATTTTGATTGATTTGGCCGTACTCTTTTGAGGCCTCTCTAAGAGTTTTGTTTAGGTCAGATCGCAAAGCCAAAACCCTTTGGTGTCCTGCGGCCTTAAAGCCACTTTCACTCGCCTTATTGACATCTGAAAGCTCATCTAAAAGCTTTTTAAGCTTGTGAGCATCTTTTATGGTCATGGTGCCATTTACAACTTTTTGATTGTATATGCTCAAGGTATCTCTATAGAGATTCTTAACGGGTGTCAAAACACCTAAAGCAGTTCCTTTTAGCTTGTCATCTGAAGGCAAAACAAAGGTGCCGTTTGATCTCTGTATAGGCTTAACATCAAACGTTCTAATCATCTCGCTTAGAAAGTTTTCCATGGGCCTTGATACATCTATTTGCTTATTGCCTGTTGGGCCATTTACAAAATCATCTAGGCGCTTTCCAAACGCTTTGCGTCTGCCTTGTAAATAAGCAAGCCTCTTTGTGACAGATTTACCAAGTTCATCCGTCATGCCGGCAGTTAAAGCATAAACATCGTTGGAGGTTCCCTTCTCAAACGCATCCAACATTTTTTTCATGCTTTGTTTTGTTTCTGCGGAAGCGTTAGTTATTGTGGCTGTCGTTTTTGCTGGCACACCTAAATCCAGCATTTCCTCTGCCACCTTATCTCTAACAACATTCCCTTGAGGGTTAAGCTTAACTGCCGCAACATTTTCATTGTTTTTTTCAACGCTATCTAAAAGCATTTCTTTTTGGAGTCTGCGAGCCTCTACTTGCCTAGGAGTCAATGTGGCCGCTTTCTTTATGGCTTTTAAGCCGCCTATTTCCGCTAGTAATACCGGCAATGCAGTAGCGGCTGTTGTAGCGGCAATAGATCCTGTTTTATCCATAGTAAAGTCGCCAAGTCGCTGAAGTGCCGCTTGAGCCGTTTCTGCTATGGGCTGTAAAGCTTCTCCAAAAGCTTGCAATTGCTCTTGACCTGCCTGCGTCTTTGGAAGATACGTTAAAGCCTCTTGAGCCGCTTCTATATCCCCAACTCCACCTCTAAAATCTCCGCCTCTTGCCAAATATCCTCCCAGTCCATAAAGACCAGAGGCAGGCTCTGCGGCCAAACCAGTAAGTAAGGTTGCTCCAACTTCTGCACCTCCAATTATGTTGTCTAAAACAGAAGGCTCAGAGGAAGGCAAAGGAGATGTTTCTCTTTCAGGCTCAGGGATTTTCTGCGGGGTATTTAAAATGTCAAGAAGCTCAGGATCTAAAACTCTATCTCCAACGTTTTGTTGCGTCCGTTGTTGCGGACTATTAAGTATTTCAAGTAGCCTTGGATCTGTAACGCGCTCCATATCATTCTCCCGTAACAATTACCCAAGACGTATCATCATCTTTGTCTTGCTTGTAATAAATAACACCATTACGTTGACGCCATTGCTCTCCTACTGGAGGTTTTCCTAAAAGAGCATTTCTAAAGTTTGTATATTTTTCATCAATGATTTCTAAATTTTCATAAAAAGTTTGAGGGCTTGCCGGATCAAGATTGGCAACAGCGCTTTCAAGCAACCCTAGCTCAATGTTGGATACTTGCCCTAAGGCGCCTCCAGTCTTGGACTTATCCCTCATCTCTTGAAGCTCATCAAATGCAAGGTTGGCTTTTAATGTCTTTATGAATCCGCTTAATCCTCTGGCCTCTGTCAAGGGTATGAACTTAGCTATATCAAAAGTTCCAGCCCAAACATCAGACGCCTTGGCTCTATCAATAATAGATTTAACACTGTCAGACTTGCTTAGTCCTGCAATAATTTCAGATTTACTTAAAGCTTTTCCTTCTTCTTTTTCTCCTTTGGCAACAAGATCGTCCTTATCGCCTGTCTGAAGGTATTTGACATACGATTTGTTTGTAACCACATCTTTAAGTTGCGACGGCGTTAATACATCTGCGGCTTCATTTGGCTGTAGAAAAGATTCAGTAGTGGTATCAAAAATAGCATTACCTACAACCTTAAATTTGTCTTGCTCTTTGGTTAATCTAACAAGGTCAGAAATGTTTCCCGTTTCCTTATATCTTTGAATGCTAGAAACAGTAAAATTCTTACTTAGCTCCCTTTCTTGAGCGGCGGTAAGCCCCTGTGGAGCCATTTTTTGACCTGAAGAAATTAACTGGGCCGCTGTAGCAGGATCTATCCCTAGTTTAGCCGCGCCTCCTACTGCGCTTTGCAACATTTCAGGATTAAATTCTCCCGAAGCGCCTAATGACAACAAGCCAGCTTGATATTTACGCTGACTTTCTAGTTGTTGCTTTTCTGCAAGCTTTTCTGCCTGCTGTCTTTGTTGAAGAGCCTGCATTTGAGGGCGCATACCTACACCGCGAGCAGCAGTAAATAAACCTTCTTGAAAAGAAGGCTGAGCCATTGCCTGTAAAAACTGTTGTGAGAACTTAGCCATGATAAATCCTTATCCAAATATGTTGCCGAATAACCCGCCAAGGCCGCCGCCAATACCCTCAATAATTTCGCCTATATCACCGAAACCGCCAGGATCAAGCACCGTACCAGACTTTGTTACTTGCGGTGTAAACATGCCGGCAAGAATGTTTGAACCAATCCCGCCTAGTAGATTAGCGCGAGCCTGCTCAGCCAATAGTCTAGACTCAAGACCCGACATCGCAGTTTCGCCAAAGAGTCCCGTACCAAACAATTGAGCTTGTTGTTGTAGTTCGCCGGTACGAAGTGCTGGCTGTGTCGCGGCAAGCAACTGGGCCTGTGGTAAGTAACTAGCACCAAGCAATTGTTGACCTAAAGCCGCCTGCTGTGCCTGCTCTGTTTGCGCCTGTTGCATAGCACCTAGCATAGAGCGTGTGCGAGCTTCTTCTTGCGCTGTTGCCAACGCTAACTGCTCGGGTGTAGCACCACCATAAGTTGCTGACGATGTGCCTAACCGACCTTGTGATAGAAGTCGCTCTTCTAGTGCTAGACGTTGACGCTCTTCTTCAGGACGCTGTGCGGCACGCATACGCTCAAATATTTGTTGTTCACGGGTAGCGGTAGGTGCTTGTGCTTGTCCAAAGAACTCGCCAGCACCACCAAATAACTGTCGCTGTAATGCCTGCTCTTCGGGTGAGGCCATCATTGTGGTCTCTACTGCGCCTGTTGGTGTTACGCGAGTACCAAGTTCACCACCTGTTGTAGTAGTAACCGTAAACGGACGGAACTGCGACTCAGCCTGACCGCGCTCTGCAAGCGCTAAAGCTTCACGTTGAGCTTCACGACCAACATCACTTAATCGATCATATGCCTCGCCAGTTAGTAGCGTTCCCGCAATAGCAGGAAGCGCTGGTGTTACAGCAGATCCTATTTGACCAAGATTTTCTAATATATCTTGGAAGATGCCTCCGCCTCCTGTTGTACTAGGAGTTCCGCCCATAACCATAGTGCTTAGTTGTTGTGGGCTAAGACCTGTAGATCCTGTGTAAGAGCCTGCCGGTGAAGTTTGGAACAGTGGAGTTCCTATTGTTGGATTCATGTTTAAACTCATAACAGTTTACCTATCAAAGCCATTACGTTAATTTCTTGTAGTGATAAGGGCGATCCATCAATCTCTGATTCCAGACCTACCTGAACACTTGTCCCATATCCTGTTGTATTGATACTGCGCTGGTTAGTAAGTTGTCCGCCAGTAAATTCAACGGTCGTAAACTCACTTTCACCGTAGAAACCAGTAATTTGGTTGCCTACCGTAAACTCTGCCGTAGCGTATGTAGTATCAAAGTCATACGCCCACTTCATAAATACTGTTGCATTGTTTGCACCCACCAATGTGGGCTTTAGTTTTTTAAGTATTTTAATTCGTGAGCTATCGCCAAACGTCAAGCTTGGGCTGTAGTAACGGAATCGATAACCAAGGTTGTTGTCTTGAAAACCTTCATACTTACTAATGCCGTTAGATGTACCTATTTGTAAGTCACCATTCTCTAGCCTGGTATATGCAGTAAAGCCAGTAGAAGGCCATCGAGTTGTTCGATAAGAACCATTCTCTAAGGTGCCTCTTACATCAAAACAATATGTAACGTCTTGACCTACAAACGTCAGAAGATAAAAGCCTTCTTCAGGACTGTATGCTGATCTAAAGAATTGTGTTTCGTTTTGTAGTGCGGCAATGATGTCTTTTGTAATGTTGTTAGACAGGCTGCTAATTGGCAGTGACTTTTCTTGGATTGTCCGACCAAAGCTCTTGAGTCCTGTATGCGACAAGAATAAAACGTCTGTGCCGGTGTATTGAACAGTATCTCTATCAACACAGCCAACACCCGATACAGTGTCTTCTAGCGTCATACTTGCAGGAGATGTTGCTCCCGCATAGAGAACAATGCTGTGCTTGCCAAAGATAATTAGCTTGTCGTTGTGTGCGGCTAAAGCAACTATTTCATCGTAACCATCAGGCCAAACAGTAGAGATATCTATATTGCCGCTAGATCCACCAGTCCAAACATGACCTTGAAGTAGGTCAGACCAGTAAATCGTAGACTTATCAGTACTAAAATCTGCTGTCCAAAGGCGACCAAACGCAGCTAAAACTTCGTTGCCATACTTTGCGCTAGTCATGCCATTAGCACCAGACACAGAACTAAGCGTGGCTACTGCGTTACTAGCATTGTCATACACTAACGGCTCTAAACCTCTTTGGAAGAAATAGATATTGTCGTTAAACGTCACCATCTTCCAATTGTCAGCGTTAATTGTGTAACTACCAGGCGTTTCATCTGCCAAGGTAGTTGTGCCGCTCATAATCTTATTGTTGCCTACAGAGAATATTTTGGTGTTTCCACCGTCATCCCTGAACTCTTTGATTCCCCGTATAGAAGCAGTGCCTAGCACGGTTTTATTGGTCGTAATGACAGTATGACCTTTACGTGCGGCAATACGTCCTCGCTTATCGATCACAGCATTGTCTGCAATCTCAGCAAAAGACGGATCTTGTGCTAACGGCGAGTCTTCGGTGTTAACACCCTTAAAGGCCGGAGCTACAAGATTGATGCTTTGCAGTTGTTGAGCCATATCAAACCGTCCTAAATACCATCTCTTCTGGATGTTTTGCCGCATCAATTGCTATGGCATCTGACAGATACTGGTTAGCAATCTGGAAGTATTCCGCAGTTGATGTGCCACCTGTCTCACCGCGCTCACGTGCAAGTAACGCTACCGCTAAATGAATGACAGGTTGAGCGGGTATCAAAAGCACATCGGTATCTGCACTAAGGTCAGCTTGTCTTTTAGTGAGATCAACTCTAATGCTGTACACGGCATCAGGTGTAG